TTTAAACTGACCGTCTGACAAAGCTCCATCACTTGTTGTAAGTGTGTGCGCTGCACCAGAAGAACTGAGATCTATTGTACCAACGCCGTTGGTGAGGCGATCTACTATGTTTAAATTTGTGTTAGTGGTTGTACCCCATGTACCTGACTGTTCACCGTTTCTGATAAGCTCAATACCACTATTTGTTGCATATGTACTTGGCATGTTTTTTCCTACGCAGCTACTATTTCTGTCCAGACAGTATCATAATCTGGAATTATTCTACCCCAAACTAACACACTTCCCACTTGTCCGCTAGCCGCAACTCCTCCAACTGTAGCAGAAGAGCCACCGCTCACGGTAACTGTACCAACGGCACCCGTTGCAGCCAGAGATACAGCAGGTATAACGGCTGTTGTTCTTTGCGTCACTGTACCAACACTCATGGTGGCGGCTAAACCTGTTTCAGGAACAATCGCATCCCCAATAACGGTAACTTGATGTATGGCAGAATTAGCCTGAAGACCTGTAATCGTTGGTTGTACGTTAATAACTACATTAACAGATCCAACCGCAGATGTCATAGCAGAAACAGTTGGAAGATTTACTAACGCCGCACCTATAATTGTCGGCTCTGTAACTTCTCCAGTTCCTGCTACTCCTGTGAGACTTACATCTACATTCGTGATTGGTGTTACATCATTCGTAGACCCTGTTGCAGTCAAGCTGCCCACTGGCACAGCGATACCACCACCTACACCAACGGCTACTGTGCCTACTGCACCTGTACCAACAAGACCACCTGCTGCTAGATTGTTATCTGTAACGAGAGATACAACGCCAACTGTACCTGTTGCACCAACGCCTGTTGCCAGAACGCGAGTAACGGACGCATCATCACCTATCGGTACTTGAGCTATAGATGTTGCGCCAAAAAACATTTAGCTAGACTCAGGTTTTGCAGGCCAATCAGCATCTTCTAGGTCAGGCCAATTTTCATGTGTAGATAAATCACGTAATGCTGTACGGTAGGTAGCCCAAGAAGTCTTAGCTTCATCTGCTAGTGGGCTATCAGGCATCTGCGTCCAATCAGACGCAGTAAGTAACTCATTGCGAGTCTCTCTGTGTTCGGCTGCTAGTCTATCGTTCGCACCATCAGCCCATGCTTGTTCTTGGGCATCTCTGGCTAGTTCTTCTTCTTCGGTGAACTGCACTAACCCTTGAGGTGTTGCTTTGAATCTTGGGTTTTCCCTAGACATTGTTTACTCCATATACTCGCACTACCCCACCTGCTACCCAATCTCCAGAAACGGTTTGTAATCTAAAACCAGTACACTGATTTGTTGTGTTCAATGTGCCTGATCCAAATGTCCACGAAGGTTGGGTGTTTGAATGTGATGCGTTTAAAAACCATAGACAGGTTGGGCGTCCATTTGAATCAATAGATAAATCTATATTTCCCGATATAGCATTCTCCCAATACCGATTAAAAATATACCAACCATAATTTGAAGCTTGATCAGCATTATAAGAACCACCTGTACCACTATGTCTTACGTTAGCAAATCCATAAGCATTACCAAGATTACTTGTTATCCATCCACCGTCTATTTCAAGAAACATTTGCATATGATTCTGGCCTTGCGCTCCGTCAACACCATCAAGGATTATTCTATATTGACTAAATCCATCTGTTGCACTGAATATATTTGAAAAATCCATTTGTGTAACAGAAGCAGGTACAGCTAGTTTAGTGATAAACTGATAAGGCGTATTATTTTTAATTAGAGTTGTCACATCAGATGTTGATAGCCCTGTTGCTGCACTAGCGCCAGATGTAGCAAGGTTAAGACTGTTAGTATTTAAAGTTAATCCCATGTCAGTCTCCTATGTACTTGTAATTCCAGTTACTCGTAATTTGAGTGATGGAGTTACACCATATGACCTACCATTAATTGTTGATGTACTTGGTGTTCTTATTACCGCAGTTAGATCACGACCATAGGTGTCGTAATGCAGACCTGATCCAATAATAGAGTGAGTAGGAGTATCTGGATCAAAATCCCAAGCAGCAACTACCCTTGTATTGGCTTGATTGAGATAATAAAACTTACTTCCAACAACAGCGTGTGCGGCTGTAGCTGAAGCAATGTGTTCGTCAGAATTACTTGTAGCAAATGACGAATAGCTAGTACTGCTTGTATGTACATCGCCTACGTTCCAATCATAATAGCGAATTTCAGTGTTACCATAGGCAACTACAAATCTGTATGCACCAGTACTTCTTCTTACAGCATACCAACCGTTGTTATGTGCAGTGTTTGTACCATAAACATTATTTGGATTTGAATTTGTAAAAGGTGTAATAGCACCAGTTGAAATAGTGTAAACTTGTCCACCAGAATTATCAACGCCTTCAGACCAAAAAAATAACAACTCAGCATTGCCATTTGCATCAAACCCACCAAAGAATTTTGGGTCACTACCTGGGCCATTTATTCCAAGATTAGACTTTAATCTAGTTGCAGTTCCTGTGGCTACATCAACTCTATTTATACCATTACCACTAGCACCACTTATGTTAGTAGCATCACCATAATAATAGAAGTATTGTTTATTATCCCACCAACCAGGGGTATAATTTTGAGTTTGGGAAAATACTTCAGTACCACTGTCGTTATAAACTTTTTTATTGGCTGTAGAACCATAGTTATCAGTAAGGATCATATGATAATTATTTGAACCTATATTTGGAGCATAAACATCCCTTGTAGAAGTTGCGGTTGGTACATAATTTGCACTGTTATTGCTTACATAAATATTATCAAGAGCAATATAGTTATTAACTTTTGCTTGGGCTGTTGTTGCATACTGGCTTGAGCTTCTTCTCGTAGTAAATTCAATATCTTCATAGTTTAAAGGAATTGCACTTGTTTTAACTTTTACCGTTGAACTAGGTGCAATAATTTCAGTACCAGAAGAATTTCCTGTTAATGCAACAACATCAAAATCGTTTATTCTAAGCGTTCCACTAATAGGTACATTAGTATCAGTATCTTCTGCTTGAATGCTTTTTATTACATGAGAAGTACTACTGTTTGTCGTAACAATCGTAGCCTCTCCGTTACTATCAAAACTACTTGCTGTTAAAGTGTTCCGATAAATTTCTGCGAGTGTGTCAGCCATATTAATAATCTCCAAATGCTAATGTTGAGGCATAAGAAAATCCTTGTATGCCTGTCAAAGCAGAGCCGTCTATTGCTCTAAGTTTTCCATTACTATCTAGTTGCGGAATGTTATTTGCACCTGTGCCTACATCTAGGGCTGCTGCTGTGCCAAGAGTAGGTGTTCCTGTTACCTCACTATAAGCAATTCCACCATCAGCGAGAGGATTACCCTGTGATATTAAGTTTGCTAAGTCTCTTGCTTTAGTCATTATGTCACCGCCGTATATTCTACAAAAACAATACCATCTCCGCCATCTCCACCATGACCTGCGTTTGAAGCAGTGCTGTGATAATTTACACCACCTCCGCCGCCGCCACCAATTCCACCATTGCCGCCTTTTGCGTCTGCTGCACCTGAACTGCCGCCCAACGCCATCATTGACCCCCCTCCTGCAAAAGCACCACCGCTTTGAGCCTGCACAGCAGTCGAGCCTCCGAAAGAACCGCTTCCACCTGCTCCAGGGCCAGGATCTTCAGTTACCCTGTTGCTAGAATCAGTAGTCGTTGTTCCACCTTTTGCCCACTCAGCTTGAAGAAAAGGATGTTTGAAAATACCAAAACCCCCATTTCCTGGAGTTGAGCCAGAGGCCGCAGTAAAAGCGCCGCCACCCGCACCGTTTTCATCATTGTATGAACCTCCGCCACCTGCGCCACCAATTCCTGCGCCACCTGCGGCTGATGGATTATATGTAGAAGTACCTCCATTTGGTGGGCTATTAAAAAAGTTTACAGCACCGCCTCCTCCAGTAATTCCATTATTTGTTCCTCCGCCACCACCTGCGCCGCCTGTATAATTTATATCGCCACCTGATGCAGTGCCACCCGAACCTCCTGAACCGCTATATGCACCGCCTCCTGCATTCGCCGTGTATGTAACGCTAGAATATACACAGGTTGTAACCGTCCCTGCTGACCCACTACCTCTATTCGTGCCACCTGCGCCACCTGAGCCAATAGTCACAGCCATCGTATCATTAGCAGCTACGGTTAGTTGTTTGCGGCAATAACCACCTGCACCTCCTCCACCTGCCCATTTACCATCATATTCTGATTTACCTCCACCACCTGCACCGATGATGTGTAGTTGAACAGTTCCAGAAAAAGGAAATGTATACGTTTGCGTGGTCGAGATTGGTATAATATCAGGAAGAGGTGTGCTACTTCCACCGAAAAAAGAACTTGTTGTACCCATTTTATTTCACCTTTACGAGAACGCCCATCCAATGCTTGAATCTACATAACGCAAGTATAACACAAGATATGCTGTATCTATAGTAAGATCACTCGCACTGCCCATAATGTTACTTCCGTTTCTTCCTATTATACAATTTGTGTTGCCTGCTACCTCTGACAATCTAACCTCGTCTCCTACTGTTGGGGAACTTGGAAGAGTCAAAGTAATTGCTGAACCGTTTAGATAATAGTGATTATCTTTGGTTGCTGAAGTATTTCCTGTAATTACGTTTGTTGTAAAACTTACGTTGATAGTAGACCAACTTACCGACCCACTAGACCCACCAGAAGTCAGAACCTGTCCAGACGTACCGTAAGTTGCACCTCCAATACCTACCTGCCCCGCAGGCCCAACTCTTAAACGTTCTGTGCCGCCTGATATAAATGTAACAGGTTTTGCACTACCAGAAGAGCCATTTACATGACCAAATCTAGCTAGGGAACCCGTAAAATCTACCAAAGCTCTTTCATTACCGCCGCTAAAATTTGCAGAGGCACCAGAAGCCCCTAATGCTCCTGCTACGTTTAACTTTTCATTACCTGTTGTTGCGGCTACATTTACTCTTCCTGAACTGTCAACTCTCATGCGCTCGGCACCGTCTGTCTCCACAGTAAACGTATCAACCGCAGGGAAACGTATCGCAGTGTTTGTATCGCCACTGTGAACAATCTTATCTGCAATCGTTAGATCACCACTGAACGATCCTGTTGTGCCAGTAAGATCACCTGTAAGCGTTCCGCCTGTAAGCTGTAGGTATCGAGCATCTGATTGAGTTTGCGTATAAACATTCGCTACAGTCTGTGTCGCAAATGCAACAACATCAACGGTATCCCCTGCCGTTGCGCCAGAAGCAAGAACTATCGAAGTACCGTTTGTGGCGGTGAAGTCTGCTGCTGAAAGCTTCACTCCGTTTAAAAATACTTCTACAAAGCCCACCGTGTATGACACAGTAAAAGTTGTTTGGTTAGCTGTTGCAGTAAAAACAGTGGTAGTAAAAGTTGTAGGCTGTATATCCGCAGCTATCGCTGTAATAAATACAATAGCATCACCAGATAGATTTATCGCGTTGTTACTGTTGCTACTTTCAGAGACAACCCTGGTGAGAGTTGTCCCTGAAGCAGTATATACACCTGAACCAAGCTCAAAGCTACTCGTGCCATCCTCTATACAGTATCTTACCGTATCTCCATTGGCTACACCTGCTGCGGTAAAAGTCTGGAAACCGTCAACCGCTGAACCCAAAGTGATTGTGCCAGTCCCCGTAGTCGAGGTTGTCATCTTGGCACGATTGACCAGTTTTACCATAGCGGCACTCCAAACTTAATTGTTAAGCAATACGGATTATTGCGTTACTTGCGTCAGGTGTTGGGAACACAATTTGAAAATCCCCAGAAGTTGATGACTTGTTAGAGCCAAAATCAAGAACAACAACACTTGCATCGTTAGAAGCAGAGTCATTGTAAATCAATGCGCCACGAG